GCTAGAAGTTACTGCAATGGGTGACACAGCACATAAGTTCGTTAAGGGCTTGGAAGCATCAACTGTCACTATCGACTTCCTAAATGACACAGCGACATCAAAGACATTAGCAACACTACAAGCTGCATGGGGTACAACAGTCACATGTGTATTCCTACAGACAAAGGGAACAGCAGTCTCAGCAACTAACCCTCTGTACACAGTTTCATTGCTAGTCAATAACACAACAGACATCAATGGTGCTGTTGGCGATATTGGCACACAGTCAATCACATTTACTGCTAACTCAACAGTTGCAGTAGCCACAACAGGCACATTCTAAACAACTAAACAAAGGGGCAAACCATGGCAAGACTAAAGATAGTTCGTACAGATGGAAGCGTACTAGAAGGCGAAATCACTCCAGCAGTGGAGTACTCATTCGAACAGTACGCTAAAAAGGGCTTCCATAAGGCGTTTCGCGATGAAGAAAAGCAGAGCGATGTCTATTGGTTAGCATGGGAAGTAACACGCAGATCAGGTGAAACTGTTAAGCCTTTTGGTATTGAGTTCATCGAGACACTTAAGAGTGTCGAGGTTCTAGACTCAGACCCTTTAGCTTAAAGCGCGATCTTCCATTCACCTACCTGATTGCTAGGCTAAGCATTAGGTTGGGAATCGCGCCACAGCACTTATTGGAATTAGATAAGACCATGCTAGATGCTCTAGTTCAAGGTCTCAAAGATGAAGCAAAGGAGGCCAGCGATGCCAGCAAGCGTAAAGGGCGGCGTTGAACTCCGTAAGGCTCTTCGAGAGTTCACTCCAGATTTAGCAAAAGAAACTCAAAAAGAGTTAGGTAAAATCTTAAAGCCAATAACTGCTAAAGCCAGAGGATTTATTCCTTCAACCGCTCCGCTAAGCGGTTGGGCTAATAGTAATCAAAAGGGTTCTTGGTCTAATAGAGTTTGGTCATCAGCTGATGCAAAGCGTGGCATTGGCTATAAGACAACTCCTTCTAAGCCAAATCGTTCTGGTTTCAGATCATTAGTAAGAATCCAAAACGCTTCTGTTTCAGGTGCAATTTATGAAACTGCTGGTCGTAAGAATCCACAAGGCAGACCACAAGCCAAGATGCGTGAAGTAGTAATTCCTACACGCAGACTTGATACAGGTGTAGGCGAAGAACGCTACATGACTAGCACTGGTAAAGGCTACGGCAAAAGCAATAACCCTTATGCAGGACAACAATTTATTAACGCACTGGGTGGTCAGATTACTAACGCCTATGTTCGTAAAGAAGGAGCAGTCGGTCGTTCAAGCCAAAAGATGAAGGGTCGAGCAATCTTCAGGGCTTTTGCAGAAGATCAAGGCAGAACCACAGCAGCAGTAATTAAAGCAATAGAAAACTCTAAAACTAATTTTGAGAAAGTTGTCGCTAAAGGTAGTGGCAGCGGATTGTCAGTAGGGGGTCGATAATGGCAGCCGATGTAAAGATTGACATAGCCGCGGAGTTCACTGGCAAAAAGGCATTTAAGCAAGCTGACACAGCAACTCAGAAACTGACTAGCAATGTTAAAAAGTTAGCAGGTGCAGTAGGTCTTGCCTATGGTACTTCTGCAATTATTGCCTATGGCAAGGCTTCAGTTAAAGCCTTTGCAGCAGATGAAGCAGCAGCAAGACGATTAACAACAGCTGTAGAAAACTTAGGCATTGGCTTTGCTAATCCTCAAATTGCAGACTACATTGCCAATCTAGAAAAGTCAGCAGCTGTTGCAGACGATGTTCTTCGTCCAGCGTTTCAAGGTTTATTAACTACAACTGGATCGTTGATTCAATCTCAGAAACTTCTTAATGATGCAATTACGATTAGTCGCGCATCAGGTGTGGATCTAGCTACTGTTACTGAGGATCTTGGTAAAGGTTATGTGGGTATTACCCGAGGACTTATCAAATACAATACTGGGCTTACTAGAGCAGAGCTTACATCTAAGTCATTCAATGAGATTCTCGGAGTTATTCTAAAGCGTTCGGCAGGTGCAGCAGAAGATTACTTAGACACTACTGCTTACAAGTTTGATGTTTTAAGCGTTGCGACATCTAATGCCGCAGAGATTATTGGTGGCGGTTTAGTTGATGCCTTTGCCTTAGTAGGTGGCGGTACTGACGCATCCGACGCCGCCTATGTGATCGAGAGTATCGCAACTGCCCTTGCTAATGTCTCACGTCAAGCAGGCAGAACTGTCGGAGTTATCCCGACTTTAATTCAGAATCTTAAAAACCTACCAAGAAACATTTTCTCTGGTTTTGCTGGAGCACAGATCGGCAGAAATGTCGTAATTCCTCAAAAGAAGGAAGAAGTCAAGCTCACGCTGACTCAGAAAAAACAAGAAGAGTTAATGGCGAAACTTGAAAAAGATGCAATCAAGCGCGAGAAAGAAAGACTGGCTCTTCTTAATAAGCAGAACACAGCCAAGAAGCTACAAGGTGTAATTGACAAGGCTAACCTCGCTCTCAATAAAGGTGAAGAAGTCTTTGACATGGACAAGATCCAGATTGCAGCAGCCCTTACTAATCAGGCTGAGCAATTAGGCAGAGCTACATCATCTGCTCAAAAATTGCAGATCGCTAACGATGTTGCTCGTCTAAATGTTAAAAAGTCTATTATTGAACTTGAAGATGCTATTGCTTCTAAGGATGAGCAAGCCATCATTAAGGCTACAGAGAAACTTAACAAAGACCTACAAATCCTCTCAACTTTATCAGGGCAAAGTGTAAAACTCTCAGACATCAAATCGATTCTAGATTCACTAAAGCCAAAGGACTTGATCAATCAAGCCAACCTTGATGCCGCTCTAGCCAAGATAGCAGAGATGATTAGATTGCTTGCACAGGCTGGATTAGCAGCCAATGCGCCAATTCCTAGAAGCGGTTCATTAGGTTCTGGAATACCAGAAGGTGATTACATTGCACCTGTCTCTATGACAGATGCTCTGGCTGCTTCTACAGAATCTCTTATAGAATTGTCTGAAGCAGTTCAAGAACGAGCTGATGCTTTTTCTATGTTGTTAGATCTAGATACTGAAGAAAAAATTAAGGCGTTGGCTGAAAGTTCTTTAGCCATGACAACAGGAACACAGTTATTTAACATTGAAGATGTGGCAAGAAGATCATTGCTTGCTGGATTATCAGGCGGTGCTGGAGTCTCAGGCGCGGTCAGCGGTTCACGCTATGCTGCACAAGCTGCTGCTCAATACAATCTCACAGTTAATACTGGTGTGGGAGATCCTAACGCTATTGCGGAAGCTATTGATGAGCTATTGCGCCAAGCACGAGACAGAGGAACACTAACAGCACTATGACATGGCTTCCAGAATGGCGAGTTACAGTAGGTGATGATGTTTATACGACTGTCACCTCTGTTTCTTTTGCATCTGGTCGTTTAGACATTGACCGGCAACCTACCGCAGGTTACTGCCGAGTAGAAATTATCAATACAGATAACACACCTTTTACCATTAATGTTACTGAGCCAGTCACCTTAGAGCTAAAAAACAGTACCGGCACTTATGTCACAGTTTTTGGCGGAGAAGTATCAGACTTTAACATCGGAGTTAGAAGTCCAGAAGAATCTGGCTATGTCACTACCGGCACAATTTTAGGCATTGGCTCACTGGCTAAATTGACTAAAGCTGTTTATAACACAGCCCTTGCAGAAGGTTTAGATGGTACACAAATTGCAGAGATTTTAGGTAATGCTCTATCTTTGTCATGGAGCCAAGTCACCCCAACAGTTACATGGGCAACTTATCCAGCAGATGTCACATGGGCTAACGCGGAATCTTACATTGGCACTATTGATTCAGGCTTCTACACCATGATCGCTATTGCAGCTAGTGCATCGGCTAAGTCTCAAACCCTCGCAGACCAGATTGCTAACAGCGCACTCGGAGCGATTTTTGAGGAAAAAGATGGGAATGTCAGTTATGACGATGCAGACCACAGATCTAACTATCTTGCAACAAATGGCTTTACTAACCTTGATGGCTCGTATGCAACACCATCCTCTATCACAGCAACAACTCAAACTGCTCGCATCCGTAACAGCCTTATCTATCGCTATGCCACAGGATACGGATCGACCTACAGTACCTCTGACAGCGACTCTATAGCCTCTTACGGACTCTTTGAGCGTTCCTTTGACTCCAACATCAAGAACCTTGCAGACATCACTGACATCGCCTCTAGAGAACTTAACCTCAGAAAGAACCCACGCGGGTCATTGGGAGCGATTACCTTCCGCCTAGATAATCCAGATGTTCCTTCTGCCATGTTAGACAGCTTGATTGGCATCTTCTTTGGTCAGCCAGTCCTGATCACAAACCTACCGAGTAACTTGCTTGGTGGTCAGTTTGATGGTTTTGTCGAGAACATAGCCCTGAGAGCAACACCTAGTTTTGTGGAGATTACCCTCTACATTTCAGCAACAGA